CTGAATCGGCAGCCTGCGGCTCAGGCTCAGCAGCCTGCGGCTCAGGCTCAGCAGCCTGCAGCTCGGACGGCTCGGCGGCCTGGGGCTCAGGCGGCTCAGCAGCCTGGGGCTCGGGCGGCTCGGCAGCCTGGGGCTCGGGCGGCTCGGCAGCAGGCTGCGCACCTGCGACGACGGTGTCAGGATCTTCGACGGTCATTCGTTACCTCCTTTGGTATTTGCGGCATTGCCACTTGCGGCATTGCCACCGGCGTCAGCAATATCGGCTTCGAGCATGTCGAGCATCCGAGTCAAACTGGTTGCTTCGATCTTACGCTCGTTGAGCGCCATCTTAGCGCCAATATGCATATCTGCCAACACCAACTTGTTCTGCAAGTTCTCACGCATCTGCTCAAGCTGCGCCTGGATCCTAGCAAGCTCAAGCTGCGCATTCGTCTGCGACTTGGCCATCTCAACCTGCGGCTTCGATGCCTCGGCCATGGCCTTGCCGGCATTCAACTCGGCGCGAGCCTGCAACTCTGTCGCCTGAGCCTGGAGCTTCGCCACCTCTGCCTGCGCTTTGGCCAGCTCCAACTGCCTGGCCATCTCAGCCATCTTAATCTGCGCCTCGTCCGGCGCCGCTCGGCCGCCCAGCCGCCTGATCTCATCCGCGATCTCCTTCCTCTTCTTGAGAGGCGACACCTCGACGATGTACTCCGGCGGGATCGGCACACCTGCACGCACAAGCTCAAGCGCCGTGGCAAACTCGCGTTCATCCGCCGTGCCGCGACGCGGCTTCGTGCCGACCACGACGTCGTACCGCCCAAGCGTCACATTGGTCAGCGTGTCGCCCGCATTGATGGTAAGCTCCTCGCCGGCGATGCGAAACGTACGTCTAGTCGTGTAAAACTGCTGCACGAGCGTTAGCGTCTTACGTGCGATCTGCTCGCGCGTGCGCTGCAAGTTGAGATACAACGCCTGGAGCTGCAAGCTCGCGTTGGCCTGCGCCCGACTCAGCGTGACGCCCGATACCTCGGCGTTCGGCAAGTCGCCCAGCAGCGCCTCGACTCCGCTGATCTGCATCAAATAGCTGCGAGCCTTGCGGGCAAACGACTCGAACCCAGTTGGTATGGGGTTCGGACGGATCTTCTCCGGGGCCGGGCGGTTACGCCGATGCACAATAACGAGGTTGTCGTCCCCGCCGCGTTCTTCGAGCTCGTCAGGCGTCATGCCGACGAGGCTGCCCTCTTCGACCACCCAGCCGCTGTTTGCCGTCGCTCGAATCGCCTCGACCACCGCCGTGTCCGCATCGTTGATCATCGTCTGAGGGTCGACGAGCGAGTCTACAACACCCGCCGCGCGGCCGCGGGTGAAGTCGGGGAAAAATGCCTGCACCGTGAAATGCGGGTACGGCGACCACGACTCGTGCAGCTTGATGCCTGCGACCTCGACCTCCCACCAGATCGCCTGACGCATCTTCCGTCGCAGCGCGTACCCGTGCGCGTCGGCGACTGCGCGCACCTGCTCCTCGTCCCAGTTGTCAGGCACCGGCGCCCGGTCGCCCGTGGCGAGGTCGACGAACTCCATCTGGCGTCGCATCTTGCGGCTTTGCCGCTCGATCAGCAGCACGTACAGCATACTGTCGTCTCGCGGCAGCGCACCCGAAGCCGGGTAAGCATGCCCCGCAATGGCGTCGCCGTCAGTTGCGAAGGTGCGCACCAGTGCATCGTTAGCGTTGGTCGACGTGGCCGCCGCTTCTGCTTTCCACCTTGCGGCTTTGCCGTAAAGCAGCTCAACCTCATCGAGCGTGACCCAGCGGGTGATCAGCACCTCTGGCCACTTCTCGACATCGTAGTCACGCGCTCCTTCGGGGATCACCACCTCGCGCGGGTCGAGGGCGGTGTACACGATGTCGCCAATGACGTTGTCGTCTGTGCGAATGCGGATGTCGATGAACCCCCGCGACGTGATAATCCCATCCCTGAACATCTCATGCTCGGCGTTGTGATACCCGCCGATGTCGAGCACCTGCTCGACGACGGAGGTCAGCAACTGCCCACGCATGAAGTCCTCGTCGGACCCATCTCGCCCTTTGAACTCAAACGACACCTGCTCGCGCGCGTATGCGCCCAGCAGCGTGTTAACGATAGGGCGAATGAAGTTGTTGCGGTACTGCTTGCGCTTCGGCGGCACGTAGTCACCACGCGCGACGCCGGCCGCGTCGACCTCTGCCTGCGTCCAGTGCTTGCCGAAGTAGTAATCCTCGTTGCGGTTCGCCCGCATCACAAACCACTCGTGATGCGGCCTACATGCCAGGTATGCGTCTGTCGCTCTCGTCATGGCAATGCCCTATAGTGTCAAGTCGCCTACGGCGTCAAGTCGTCTGCATCAGGCACTGCGCGGGCCTGATAGCGAAGCCGGCGTCGAGCAAGGCTGAGGAGACGCTCGATACGCTCGCTCTCTGGGTCCGGCGCCCGCACCCGCTCTGGCGCGCCCATCTCAGACAGCATGAGCCCAATCCACGCCAGTGCATCGACCTGGTCGTCGTGCGTGCCGCCCGGGAACGACAGCAGCTCCTTCTTCAACTCTGGGAACCACGGCGCGTCGACTGGAAATCTCACCAGCCCATTGCGCATCATACCCTGAATCGCCCGCGCGCGCAGCTCCTTGTCACGGCGCTTGTGCGGCAAAGGCGTAATCGCGCAGCGGTGCGCCTTCCTCTCCTGGATGCGACGTTCGAGAAACGGCCCGATGGCCTGGCGGATATGCCCGTCCTCAACCCCGTGAATTGCCGGCTCCCAATAGAGGTCGAGGTCGATCATGCGCTCGACCAACTCCGCCGTGTCCGCCTTGAGACGCACGACGTCGAGCACCCACACAACTCCATCACGATCGTGGCCGACGACGACAGCGACGCTGTAGTCATTGCGCTCGCGCTGCCCAAGGGCCAAGTCCCAAGCGATATACACCTCAACGTCATCGCGGTCGGGCGCCTCGTCGGGGCCATAGTATCGGAACATCTCCGGGGTGAAATACGCCCCGCCCATGGGCTGTGGGTTCTGCTGGTACAGCGCCTCCCACACCCAGTCAGCGGCGATCTGCTTGTACTGCAGCAAGAACTCCTTCGAGTACCGCTCCGGGTGCAGCGGCTCGCCCCGCTTGCGATGCGGCTCGTCCTCGACCGCAATGGCCGGGTACCGCACGATCTCGAATTTGTCACCCTCGCCGCGCTCGGACAGCCGCTCCAGCCGCCCGGTGAGGTCGTCCTCGTGCCATCGCTGCGCAATGACGAGCACCCCGCCGCCAGGCGCCAAGCGGGTATACGCCTCGGTGATGTACCACTGCCACACCTTCTCACGCTGGTCAGCGGAGAGCGCCTCCTCGAAGCCCTTGAACGGGTCGTCGATCACCAGCATGTGCGCACCAGACCCCACCACGGCAGACCCCACGCCCACTGCCTTCAGGCCACCACCCTGGGTCGTACGCCACTGCTCCGAGCCCTGCGCATCGCGGTGGAGCCGCGCTTGCGGGAACAGCACATGGTGCTCCTCGTGGCGTAGCCGCTCGCGGATCTTCTTCGAGAAGTCGACGGCCAACGCCGCCGTGTGCGTGGCGATGATTACCTCGTGATCAGGATGCCTGCCGAGGAAGAACGACGGCCCGAAGTCTGTCGCCATGGTCGATTTGCCGTGTCGCGGCGGCACGGCGAGGATCAGTCGCGGTGACCGACGATTGACGACGTCGTCGTAGAAACGCTCCAAGCGTGCGGCGACTTCCTCGTGGAACCAGTTCGCGTCGAAGTTCGGATGGAACCGCTTGATGTAATGCAGCAGGCGCTTACGCGCCAACATGCGTGCGGCGAACTCACGGCGGACGTCGCTGGCGGCGATGCGGCCTGCAGGGCTGCTTGGCGCAGGGCCGCCTTGCGGCGTCGCGGCGTCGCCGAGTGCAGCGTCGAGCAGGTCGGCGATGCTGCCTTTGCTTTCAGCAGATGAGTCGCGTTGCGTCATTGCACGGGGCTGCAGTGCGTCATCGCACGATGCCGTTTAGCCGGTCCGCAACCAAGCGGGCGTAGCCGGCGATGTCCACCCACGAGTCGTCGTAGTCGGGGTCGCCGTTCAGGATTCGTCCGATCTTGTGGGCAATCATCTCAAGGGCCTCGCGCTGATCGTCGGCGAGGTCTGCCCAGCGGTCTGTGGCTTGCATCACGAGCTTGAGGTCTTGCGTGATTGCGGCGTGGCCAGCGAAGCTGCCATACCGCTTGCCACGCTCGGCAAGCAGGGCGTCAATCGCCGTCGTCGCTTGCGTCGCTCGCGTCTGCGAGGAGGCCGGAGACTGCGTCTGCGACGCCGTCTGCGACGCTGTCTGCGCCGGCCGGCTCGCTGACGTCGGCTTCCACAAGGCGTGCGAGTTCTTCGTCAGGGAGTCCACGGAGGTCATCGGGGGTCCTCACGGTCAGGTAGATGTCTTTGCGCTCGGGGTCATAGGCGTTGATCAGTTTCCCGATCTCACGCCAGGCGTTGACGAGGTCGGCGGAGGACTCAGCCGCGTAGACAGCGTCCATCATACCTTGGAGGACGTCTTGCTTGGTGAGGCTAAGCTGCTGTGCGGCGTGGCGCGCTGCGGCGGAGAGGGCGAGCTGCACGTGCGGGCGCAAGTGGATCGGGTCGCTGGGCTTGCGCTTCACGCCGGCGGCCTCGTAGCTTTGGGTTATGTTCTTTCCGGCGAGGCGGGCTTGGATCCAGCGCTTTTCCTCTGCTGTTAGGCGGCTGAGCGCGTCGATTGCTTTGCTGCTGAGAATCATGCCGTCATTTTACCACGTCTCGTCGCGCTCACGAGCTGCCCCTTCACTGCATTTTTCGACACCCCCGGTTCCCGGATCCAGGTTGCCTGCGTTTTTCAAAATCATTCACCCCCTCGACTGGACCCTAGTGCGCTTCGCGCCTATCCTGCGGATAACGAAGCCGCAGGGCGGGCCTGCGGCGGTGCTACAAAGGAGAAACGGGATGGATTATCAAGATCGCTACTACATCCAAAAAATAATCGAAGACTTGCGCCGGGGCGCGGACATCGCCGCGGCGCACGGTGACTTAAATGAATTAGTGCGCATCGCCGCCACCGCGGCTGCGCTGGCTCGCGGCCTGGACGCCGGGGAGCAATTAACACCTAGCATATGGTATATGGTCGACGCTGTCGTGACGTTGGCCGCCGCGAGGATTACCCTAGCAGCACGTTCATACCCGCACGACGGCGCGTGGGAGCGGGCGGTGGACGACGTCGCCGCCCTGGTGAAAAAAACGGCCGAGATGCGGCCGTTCAAGGCAAAAGAAAAGGAGGCCTAACGGCCTCCTTTTCTTTTGCCCTCCGGTACTGCCGCTGCAAGCGATTGCTGAACGCAGTAGCGGCAGCGCCGCGAGAGCGCTTCGCACTTATCCTGCGGGTAACGAAGCCGCAGGGTGGGCCTGCGGCGTTTCTGCTAAGAGGAAAATACCATGGCCAAGTTTGTGAACCTCACTCCTCACGAAATTGTAATCCGTCGTCCCGACGACACCGACCTGCGGGTGCCGCCAAGTGGTACGGTGGCACGGGTGGCGGTCGACGAAACGATCATCGAATCGGCCGCCGGCGTGCCCACCGTCGTCCGGCAGTTCGGGCGGGTGGAGGGCCTCCCCGAGCCGCGAGACGACACGTTCTACATCGTGAGCAGCCTCGTAATATCGGCCCTCGAAAATCTATTTGACGACCGGCTTGACGTCGTCGCACCCGACACGGGGTCTTCCGCTATCCGGGATAGCGACGGCCGCATCATCGCGGTCACCCGGTTCGTTGCCCCCAACATCTAGGGCAACGAACCGACCCCGCCAGCCGCAAGGTTGGCGGGGTTTCTTTGTGCCTGCCGGTACTACCGACGCGGGCGATTGCTGAACGCAGTAGCGCTACTACGTAGTAGCAACGCAGTAGCGCTTCGCGCCTATCCTGCGAATAACGAAGCCGCAGGGCGGGCCTGCGGCGTTTCTGCCAAGGAGAATCATCATGCCTGATGATATCATTCATGCCATCATCGACGAAATCGAAACCACCGCCGCTGTCACCGACGGCGACTGGACCGCCGGCCTGGCGGTCCAGGCGGCGGAGAACCCGCCGCCGCCCGTCATCGACGACGACGAGGCCGCTTAGCGGCCTCGTTTCTTTTTGCTGACTGGTACAGCGGCGTTGCGGCTACGCAGCCGCAAGGGCGCTGCTACGCAGTCGCAAGGGCGCTTCGCGCCTATCCGCTGAGTAGTGAAGCCGCAGGATGGGCCTGCGGCTGGTTTGCCACAGAGGAGAAACACCATGACTAACGACACCACCACCACCACTGCTGCTGTCATCGTCACCGAGCCTGATTGGGCTCGGTGGACCCTGCCCCAAGAGGACGAGCAGCGCCTCGCGACGCTGCTCGAACAGACCGGCGGGGATTTCCCGTCGGCCCTGCTGCGCTTTGAGCAGCAGTTTGGTTACCGGCCGAGATATTACCTCCGGCCGATCGCCGGAACCGCTGAGCGCCTCGCCGAAGCGGCCGAGGCCCTCTACGGCGAGGCCGTCGGGGCGATTGGCCTCGATGGCGGCCTCGTCGAGGCCGCCTCGGCGTTTGCCGAGGCCCTCGCGGCCGCTGGCGACTCGTTCGAGCGGCGAATCGAGTTCGCCCTGCGGGATTGGGGGCAACAGGCCCTGTGCGCTGCCGCCTGGTCACGGCAGCGCGCGGAGGAATACCTCTCGCGCGGTGGTGAGGTGTCGGAAAGCTGGCGTGAGTTTATCGTCAGTAACCTCCGCTTCGGCGTCGCGGCCGTGAAAGCGGCGGCGGCGCTATCGCCGGACGGCGACAGCGGCTTTGATGGGCTGCTCTACGCGGCCCAGAACTTCCTCCGCCGGGAGGCCCGGCGGGAGGAAGCGCGGCACACCTCGCCGGCTGGCCGCCAATCCGAAGCGGCTGACGTCGAGGCGACCCGCCAGCTGCTGTCGGTCCGAGCGTTGCTCGGCTGATAGCGGCGGCCTCGCACGTCGTGCATCGCACGGCGTGCGGGGTTTCTTTATGCGCGTGGGTACGGTATACCGCGCATGCACGTACACGCAAGGAGACACGCGCATGCGCTTGATGATCGACTTGGAAACCCTCGGCACCAACCGCGACGCTGCTGTCGTGAGCATCGGTGCCGTCCGCTTCTCCGGCTCGGGGACTGAGTTCCTCGACCCAGAGAACCAGTTCTATGCCCGCGTAGCCTGGCAGCCAGACTGCGAGGCTGGTGGGCGCATCGACCCGGCCACGCTGCGTTGGTGGTTGGGGCAAGACCCAGAGGCGCTTGCCGAACTGACCGCCAAGCCGCGTCTCAGCCCAGCTGCGGCGCTGCGAGAGCTGAACCGGTTCGCTCATGGCTGTCAAGAGCTGTGGGCGAACGGGCCGGAATTCGACGCCGTGATCCTGCAAAGCATGCACCGCAGGCACGGCGTCGAGTGGACGCTGCCGCGATTCTGGCAATGGCAGTCCGTCCGCACGGCCAAGCTGGCGTTGGGCGAGGCCGACCACGCCGCTGTCAGCGAAGCTGTAAAGCAGCTGGGCGGCGTTGCGCACAACGCACTACACGATGCTCTCAAGCAGACAGTGCTTGTGAGCGTGTTCCTGCAATCCCGTTTGGCGTAGTCGAGGGGAGAATCCACCATGGCTCTGTACTTCGAAGCCGCTTTCATCTTCGTCCGCACGAAGCTCGCCGATCGCTGGGCCGCCGTCACGCGGCCTTGCGGCGATAGCGTCGGCCTGCCCGGCGGCAAGATCGACCCGCATGAAAGCCCCCGCGAAGCCGCATTGCGGGAGGCCCGCGAAGAAGGGTGGCTTCTACCAGAAGTCACCACGGAAATGCTCCACCGCGTTCACGATACCGTCATAGACGGCACGAGAGTCATCTGGTACTGGGCGCCGGATATCTACGCGGTGCCCATGGACCGCTACAAAGAGATGGCGCGTATCTCACCCGTGCCGGCGACGCTGGGCGAGATCGCCGCCGGGGGGTTCAGCAACCCCGAGGCCATCGAAGGGCTCTGGGACGAGATGAGAGCACTGGAGCGCGCAAGCATGCGTGTCCGACAGGCCAAGCACATGGCCACAGCACTCATTGACGCACTCTACGACAGCGTCGCGGAATACGCACTCATCCGCCGCTTCGACCCGGAGTGGCGAGGATGGCCATTCGCGATCAACCTGCCGGACGGGAGTGGCATCTATTGGGACGAAGGCAACCACCAATGGGAGGTCTACAAATGAGCAACGTCATCGACGACATGGAAGCCGCGCTCGTCACGCTGCAGGCCATCTACGACGACATCGTCGTGGGAGACGACGCACGCCTCGCCGCAGAACTGCAACGCCGCATGCCGGACATGAGCCCCCGGGCGCGGGACATGCTCACCGCCGCGGTCATCGAGCTGTTGTGCGACCTGTCATCCGGCGACTGCGCGGCGGAGCGGGCGTTAGTCGCTGCCAGACACAACAACCCACGCAACCGCTTCGTGCGCGGGTTCGGGCGCGATACCGCGTTGCCAATTCGCATTGACGATGTGGTATTCCACGCCGGCGGGTGGCGATGCAGCACACTGCTCATGCAGCCCGTCTACGAGTTCAAAGATGGCAGCCGACTCGTGCCGCAGAGCCGCAACCGTGGTTGGATGGTAGTACCATGCCACTGATCCGCGCCGTCGCACGCTGGTTGGCCCACGTCGTGGTCGAGTTGTGGGACACCGCGGCCTTCTTCATCTACGCCTATCTCATTCTGCAAGCGGTAGGCATTTTCGCAAGTTTTCTTCGCTGAAACTGTAAATCTATACAGAGCTAAATGAGAAGCATTCTCATTTAGTTTTGTATTCCCCTACCGATCGTGTGGCAATTGATCAAAAAATGATCAATCATACGATTCGGCGTTTCTTCATACTTCCTTAAGAAACGCTTAAGATGCATTTAAGATACATCTTAGGGGGTGTAACAAAATCAAAGGTTTAGAGAAACGCCCCCTCGCGCGTGACAGTAGTGTAAGGCAGGAAGCTTAAGAGAAGACACGTTTTTGCCCCTAAATGACCGAGCAGTCATTTACATGCAACAAACGTGCCAACTAAAAACGTCGCGCAAAAACGCCTTTGGAATCATAGGGTTAACCCCTCGCGTGAAAATGCGAAGGAAAAAACCCTTTGAAATCAACATTATGCATGCAGTGAGTCGAAGCTGCAACACCCCTACGAAAAGTAGGGGCTTTGAAAAGTCTTTCGAAATCAATAAGTTACGAGATTTCTTGTGTTTTCGGGGCGTTTCAGCGGCGACCCTACCTGTGTGCAGCACACAGGTAGTAGTTTCCCTAGGAAATTCTTTACGAATCAGATACTTAGAATACCTGACTAAATCATTTTCGTTTTCTAAGACGATTTACTTCGACTTAGACTTTTTGCGTTCATACGAATCGGGCGATTCGTCATACGGCGGTTCCGAGGCCAAAAGTGTCGGAAAACTTTACACCAAAACGGCCGAGTGTCGGAATTTCTTACACAGGTGTCGGAAAACTTTACAGTGTCAAAATTTTGACGGTGGAAGATTTCTAAGATCCGTCACACGCGAACACCTCGGCGAGCGCAGCCGCCTTCACACGACGGCGCAAACGATTGCAGAACGCCGCTCAACCGCGTTCTGGCGAAGTTTCACGCGGCGTGCAGGCCCCGCCGCACCGCCAAGCCGCAAAGCCGCAAAACGGCCTCGCCCGAAAACGCGACGAAAAAAGCCCTTTAAAATCAGCATTATGCATACAATGGGGTGGAGACTAAAATGCGCCTTCGCAAACCGCATCCTAGCGTGGTACACTCACTTCGCTGACGCGGGCGCGCCCAGTACCGACGCCGGCGCCTGTTTCACGCGGTTGATCCTAGTGTCTACACACCTCGATGGGTATACCCTAGTGGTTAATTCAAGAAATATATTAGCTACCACTTATGTAAAGGTACTTCCAAATTGCTATAGGAAACGCCCCCATGAGGAAGGCGTCATTTTCAAATCACGACCTTGAAAACCAAATTTCTAAGTTGCGGGTGCAACTTTCTCCACATAAATCATGAGGTTTTTGTTTATGGAGAGTTCGATGAAGAAAACACCTGTCATATACGGTTTCGAAAAGAAAGCAATCGAGCTTCGAGAGACTCCCAGAATCTGGATCTTGGAGCTGATCCTCATGGAGGGCTACCTTACGCAGAACCCCCACCGTGACCTCGCCGCAGGGCTGAGTGGCAGCCTCTCCGCAAGGCTGCGACGCGGCTTCGTGGTCAGCCGCGCAATTCGACCACCGATCGTGAAGGTCGCGTGCGTGCCCCACCCCACCAACCGGTACGTCGCGCGCATGCACTTGGCTGACGAGGCCCATGACCGCATCACGGTCAAAAGCAGCCGCATGCTGCATGCCTACCTGGTCAGCAAAGCCGCATTGGAAGCGGCCACCTTCATGGAAAACGTCCTAGAGCAAGCCTTCCTCGCTTTCGAGGACGACCCGAGCGGGATGCATGTCACGCATGTGCCCGCTTCGCTGCAGAGCTTCAGCATGGTCCAGCACGTGAATCGCATGCGGAAACGCGCCGAACAGCTCTATGACCTACACATTGAGTTCGACCCGTACCAACCTGGGGAGATGGCTGTATGCAAACTACGCACGTGAACACACGCCGTGTACGCCCGCTACCACTACACGGTGCGAGTCGCTACCGCGAAGTGCTAATCGTGCCGACACACATGCACGTGCTCGTAATGCATTGCACCTTCGTCACCTGTGACATCGTGCTGACGCACCCATACCAGAACTTGCACTTCGTGCATTGCAACCTGTACAAATGCCGCATCGTGCCATACCGGCAACACCATGCTCGCCCGCACGTGAGCGGCTGGTGCACGGCGCTTGAACCGAGTGACTACCATCAGGAGATGCCGCTATGGGATTAGGAGCAGCAGGCTGCGGCTGGGAATATCATCCCGGCGCGCCAAACAACTGTGCGATGGACGCGAGCGTAGCGCCCACAGGCACCGTCGCTCGCCCCCTACCGGTCGTCGAAGGCCGCATGTGCGCACATCTGCGTGCAGATGACGAATTCTTCTGTTTGAAATACCAAGAACCGCTCGACACGATTAATGGGCACCCCGCGCGCTGTGATCGTTGTCGGCGGTGACACGTCGTTACAACGTACCAACCAAAGGAGGAACCACCATGGCACACCTTGTCGAACAGATGGCCTACACCAACCAAGTTCCCTGGCACGGCCTGGGACGCTACCTCGACCCTGAGACCCCCTTCGATGACTGGCTCGAAGCTGCTGGGCTGACTTATACGGTGCGCGTGTCTGATGTGTACTACGACATCGGCGACGGCCAACGAGACCACATCGTCCCCAGCCGCCGGGTGCTCTACCGCGACGACAGCAACGCCCCTCTGGGCATCGTCTCCAACCGGTATCGCATAGTGCAGCCTCGCACGGTGATAGAGTTCTTCCGGTCGCTGTGCGACGGCGACGACACCGGCGTGCCGCTCGCGACCATGGAAACCGCCGGCGTGCTGCACAGTGGGCGACGCGTCTGGGCTCTAGCCCGCCTCTCGGACTCGCTGGCGAGCGAGCTCGGCGTCCTGCCTGAAGAGGAGCGCATGGCGCCGTACTTGCTCTTGACGACGTCCTACGACGGCACCATGGCCACGATAGCCCAGCTGACCTACGTCCGAGTGGTGTGCAACAACACCCTTACGGCCTCGTTAAACGCCAGCATCGCTGCGACTGAGCGAGAATGCGACACCCGAGTCGTGGTGCCGCACAACCGCCAATTCGATATTCACTCCGTGCGCAGTCGCATGGGACTGACAGAAGCAACGCTGCGAAGCAACCTGCAGACAATGCTGCGGACCATCCAGCGCCTCGCTGCGAAGCCGCTCAGCGACAAGACTCTCCGTGACCTGTACGCCCGCGTGGCGCCGTCTGAGAGCATCGCTGAGAAGCTCTACATCCTCGCCCACGACGCCCCAGGGCAGCAGACCGGCTTCGCTCGAAGCGCTAACGGCCGTGTCACCGCCTGGGGCGCCCTCAACGCAGTGACGTATTACGAAGACCACGTCCGGCGCAGCCGCACCGCCGACGGCCGCATGGCCAACGCCATGCACTCGCGGATGAAGCGTACTGCGCTGATGTATCTGTCAGAAACATTGCCGGAGGCCGCGTGATGACTATCACACGTACGTGTACGGCATGCGATACGCACGCGTATTTGCGCTTCGACGCCCCAACCCGCATTGCATACATCGCCCCTAGGCGCATGTACGCGATACAAGTCGCGCCGCCAGAGCGCCAAGACCTCGACCAGCGCCCATTGACGCTGTCTGTTGACCGCGAGCGGCTTCGCATCAGAGCGTTTCGCAGTAAGCAACCCTATGCAAAGCATCTCTCCGCCATCGACGGCAGCCCGTTCCGAGCAACGCACGTGCTCACGCAAGCAGCAGTGTGGCGAGTCGATTACGACCGTGGGGTGTTCATGCCGTCGTGCGATGAACCACCCGCGTCGCTCGACGCTCTGCGTGCATTGCTGCAACGCGCACCAATGCAACGCACACTGTACACGTGGCATTTCGCCACTGCGTATCGCCGCGCCAACGGCGACATGCGCATCGCAATGAAATGGCTTCGCCGCGAAGCCGCATCGCTGGCTCGGCATGCGCCGATGACTGCTGTCACTGCCCTACCATAAGGAGGACCAACCATGGACAAACGCTACTACATCGTGACCATCCACGCCGAATTTGACGACGCAGACGACGCTATCGCGCATGCGGTCGGCACCGAATACATTGTGCTTTCGTCATACGACGAACCAATACGGGCCTTCGCCCCGGGCGATTGCGTCGTAGACCTTGACGGGCGTGAGTACGTCGTATTAAAGTCCGACTTCGACTACACGAAAGTGTACGACATCGTGAACGACACCATCGATCACTTCAAACGCACGGAGGTGCTGCGCAAATGCTGATCCGCATCAACGAATACCGTCTCCGCAAGAAATACGCTGCTCACCGGGTCGCCAAGAGCGACCCGGTATATCGCACCGAGGGATACGATCGCCGTCAGGTGTTGTTTGACCTCGACGACACCGTCGCTCAGCGACTGATCGCTGAGGGCAAAGCCGCATTGCCGCTGCGCCGCAACGCTGACAAGCAGCCCGCTGCCGAGCAGCCCGCTGCCAAGCCGCAACGCGTCACTTGGTTCGGCAAACTCATTGGGAGGATTATCAAATGACCGCTCTGCGCATCGGCGACGTCGTGATGTGTCGAGACGACCCGCTCCAAAGTTGGAGCGGGCCATACGTTCTCATCGAATACAATGGCAACGACACGTACCCATTCCGAACGGCCGAAGAATCCTTCCGGCAGTGCCGCTTGGCCAATGACAACGACATACCCAACCGCGGCGAACTTGCGTGCGACGCCACTCTACGGCGTGGCGACATCGTGATGTGCCGCACTGCTGGCACGATATGTTGGCATGGGCCTTTCGTACTCTTGGCGTACAACGATGGCCTCTATGTAGTCCACGACGGGCATCAGACCAAACAATTCGATGCATGCCGTAAAGCTACAACTGACGAGGCTGCTATTTTCTTGCAACCTATTGCACCGGAGGAGATAAAATGAAAATCGGAGACCTAGTGAAGTGCCGCGACGACCTTGATGAAAACTGGTCCGGGCCGTTTATTCTGCTCGGGTACGACACCGACGTCGAGACAGAATATCGTTTCAAAACCGAATATGAGTGGTTCAAATACTGCGAACCCTATGACTTGGAATTCAAACCGGGCGACCTGGTCATGGTCCGCGATTTTGACTCAGAAGAATGGCAAGGCCCGTTATTTTTTGGATATTACAACGGAAATAGCGCGTACCCATTCAGAACGGTTGACGATATGTGCTTCAAACAATGCCGCCGCGCTACCAAAGACGACACCAAGAACTTCGGCGAACCGATTCGCGAACCACAGCCTGGCGACATCGTGATGTGTCGCCGCTCGACAAGCGCCCCGTGGCGAGGGCCTTTCGTCTTGGTCGAACCGCGCTACGCCGACGATATGTTTGCTGTCGGCGGCGGTGAGACGTTCGCTGAGTGCCGCCTCGCTGAAGAGTCCGAATTGCCATGACCAAAGTTACTATGACCGACGTCGTCGCACTCGACTTCGAAACGTACTTCGACGCCGAGCTGTCCTTGCGCAAGCAGGGGCAGCTCGAATACGTCAGGGATCCGAGATTCGAAATCCACGGATGCGCGCTGGCGTATCGCAACAGCGACGCTGCCAGCAGCAATGCTGTCGTCACCGAGTGGTATACCAGCATGCGGTCGCTTGCACGCCGCGTGCGACAGCTCGCACCAACCGTGCTCGTCGCACACAATGCGAATTTCGACGCTTTGGTGTGGCGCGAGCATGTCGCCGTTGCCGATGTCATTGGCGACGACGGCGACGCAAACCCGCTCGCCAACTTGCCCTGGCACGATACCCTGACCATGTCGCGGCTGTTCTTCCCTCGCGACTGCGACAAGGACCTCGACCGCATCGCCGCAGTGCTGCTTGGTGAACACAAGCACACTGGCGTGTTGCCGAAGATTAAGGGCAAGCGTCCCGGCGACTTGGCCGCCGATGAGGCAGTCAAACTCGCCGAGTATGCCAAGCAAGACGCCGCCCTGTGCCTGCGCGTGTACGAGGCTCTGCGGCCACACACGCCGCAGTTCTTTCTCGATGTGATGGAGTGGGCGGTCGACATCTCGACCCGTGCCACGCTGCATGTCGACCGCGAACGTGTGCAGAACGGCCTCGCCGCATTGCTGCAACGCCGCGAAGAGCTTGCCCGCAAAGCCGGCCTGCCCGCAGAGCTGCTTCGCAGCCGAGAGCAACTCCTTGAGTGGCTACGCAAGCAGGAAGGCGACGCGCCGCCGTCGCTACGCAAAAACGACGGCGACACAATCGTGTGGTTTGCCGATCGGCCGCACCTCCAACCTGTTTGGGAAGCCCGACAGGCATACGCTAGCCCGCTTGAGATCCGACGGGCTGAGCGCGTGCTGCGCATCACAAAACACAACGTGTCAATGCCAATGCCCCTGGGGTTTGCTAAGGCGCACACCTTGCGGTTTGGCGGCGAGGCGAAAATCAACCCGCAGAACTTCAGTCGCGGCTCGCCCATTCGCACCGCCATCAAAGCCCCGCCAGGGCACAAACTCATCGTCAGCGATCTGTCGCAAATCGAGCTTCGACTCAACATGCTGTTTTGCGGCCAATACGACTGGTATCGCCGCCTTGTCGATGGTGAAGACCCATACAAGCTCGCCGCCGCCGAAATATTCAATTGCTCCCCTGACGACATCGTCGACAAGGACGACGATCGCCGCAGATTGGGTAAGGCCCGCGAGCTTGGCTCGGGGTATCGCATGAGCGGGCGCACGTTCCGAATTTGGTGTGCCGGCGGCCCGCTGGGCATGGACCCCATCATGCTGAGCGAAGCTGAGGCGAACCGCATCATCGCCTCGTATCGCTGCTCGCACGACCGCGTCGCCGCGATGTGGCACACCCTCGACCGCGCGCTGACTGTGCTCGCCGCCCTGCCGCCAGGCCGCACCGCTGCAGATTGTGGGCGCCCCGAATCGATGACCATCGGGCCAATTACAATCCGGCCGGAGCGAATTGACTTGCCACACGGACTATGGCTGGATTACACCGGTGCGCATGCGAGCCCGGACGGCTTTGCCTATGGCATTGGCGGTGCGTTGCATTTCCTACATGGTGGGAAGCTGCTGGAGAACATCATCCAGGCGCTGGCCAATATCGTGCTGTGTGAACGCCTGCTCGTGCTACGCGACATCGCTGTGTGGCAGATTCACGACGAGATCGTCTGCGTCGCGCCCGACAACGAAGTCGACGCTGCCGTGCGGCGTATCAACGACGCAATGACCGCACCGGTGGAGTGGATGCCCGAGCTTAAACTCGACTGTGAGACCAAAGTGGGGGAGTACTATGCTTAATGCGAAGCACAGCGTTGTATTCACACGCCTCGCCGATGTGCAGTATGAGATCCGCAGACTCGTTGAACAAGGACTGGAGCTGACCGATGGCCATGAACCTGAAAGCATTCGTGCTCGGGCTGATCTTCTCGCTACTCTGTGCGACGCCTACGCTATTGTCTTCCGAGCACTTGACGAGTCGCGCGTCGCTGCAATGCAGCATGGTAGCGAACCCGGTTGCTGATACGTTGTACGCGGACACGCCGGAAGGCGATTTGCATGTGTGGTACGCTACGCTGCGCTGCAGCAAATACGCCCCGGCGACGTACATGAGCACGACGCCTGTAGGGCCGTGGATTCGATTTTAGCAAAGCTTGCTTCTAGCAAAGCCCACTTTTTGCAAAGGAGAAAAGAAATGGCCGACGAAGCCGACAAAGCCCAAGACCGCATCGAAGCAGAACTCGAAGCCGCTATCAAAGCCGCGCGTGGCGACATCCCGCCTGGTAAGCAAGGCGAGTGTGATCTGTGCGGCGAATGGAGTGGTCGCCTCATCAATGGTGCCTGCGCGCCTTGTAGGGACAAGTATAAGCTGCCATAAGCATATGCACGCGTATACGCATGCGCATACGCATAGCGGGAGGAGCCATGATCCGAGTCACAATCAAGTTGTCATTTCGAGGGAACAACACAGACGCATTGCTCGTGACGTTCAATTACTACCCCGAATTGGGCCCACTGCAAGAAGCCATCAATGCCCTGCTCGATGATCACCTCCGCATAGAGGTCGTCGACCTCGAAGAAGAGCAACCCACGTCGGACGAGGCGCATTAGCCGCTACCGGCAGCTGCGTGCTACGCTGCCCAGCGGCTGCGTGCTACGCCGCCTAGCAGCTGCGTGCTATGCTACTGAGTCTCGCCCACCGATCGAGCTGAGCCTATGACCCTTGCGCTGGACTTTCTGTTCGCCGCGGACGGCACCCCTCTTCGCAAGACCCGCAACGAAGACGGCACCCTTGAACCCTATCCGATGGTGCGCGACTTCGTCTCCATACGACACGAAGCTGACACCCTGCTCGACCACTACGACGCCATGGTCGAAGTAGCCGAGGAGGGCGGTTGCCTGCTGAAAGGGCTCCTGGACAAGCCCTTGAAAGGCGAGAGCCGGGCCGGCCACACCAACGCCACGGACCAAACCCGATGGGTTTGCCTTGACCTGGACTTCGACGATGGCTTCGAAGACCACGATGACTTCATGCATGCGATTGGGCTCGGCGGCGTGAGCTACATCGTGCAATGGTCTGCTAGCGCGCAGACTCGCGAGTCGCTGCGAAGTCACATCTTCTTCGAACTCGCAGAGCCTGCAGTTCCGCAGTCGCTGAAACTCTGGCTGCGCAAGCTCAACCTCGAAGTCGAGGAACTGGCACAACGCATCGAACTGACCGCCAGCGGCGTCGCGTTACGGTATCCATTGGACGTGACGACATGCCAGAACGACAAATTGCTATTTATCGCCGGCCCCGACGGGTGGAACGGCGAGCTACGACGCCGGGATCGCGACAAAGCCGCTTTGCGGCTAGGCCGCATTGGGACGACACGCGTCGAGAAAATGACGCTCGATCGTCTCAACGAGTTGCGGAAAGCTGCAGACCTCAAGCCGCTGAGCAAGACGTTCAGCACCTTGGAGCCCGTTGCGGCCGACCGCGAGGCCATCGTGACGGGTATCAAACGAGCGCGTGGGTTCGTGTACCTCAACTTGAATGGTGGGGACAGCTGGGGGTACTTCTTCCCCGAGAATAACCCGGAGGTGCTGTACAACTTCAAAGGCGAGCCGCCGGTCACACTACGCACTTTGGCGCCGGAGCTCTATCACGAATACAAGAATCGAATCGAGGCACCTCGTGAGACAGATATCATCCAGGAACTGAACGAAGGTCCAATCGTCATCAGAGACTTCGTGACTGGCAAATATTTCGCTGTTCGTCGTAACTCAGACGGCGAGATTGAACTCGGACCCGTTCGAAGTCGCAGTCACATCGTTGACATCTATGGAGATGAGGACCGAGTCCCCGCCACGATCGCGAATTGGTCAGTCGAGTTCGACCCGACCACGTTGAAGCGCGTTGATGAAGCAGCAAAGTGGATTAACGAGTTCAAACCGACTCCGTATCTGAAAGGCGAGCTAGTCAAGCCCTGCAGCGAGGTGCCCACGACAATACACAAAGTCATTTGGTCAGCGGTCGGCAATGACACCGCCTGCTACGAGCACTTTCTCAATTGGTTGGCGTTCGTATTCCAAACGCGACGAAAAACCAAAACTGCATGGATTCTCCACGGACGCACAGGCACTGGCAAAGGCACTCTATTCAATGACATCATCGCTCCTCTGTTCGGGCGTGAATACTGCCCAGAGATTACGCTGCAAGCTCTGCTCGACCAGTTCAACAACTATATGCGTACTGCGCTGTTCGTGATGGTCGACGAGATCAAAATCAGATCAGGCAAAGAAGCTTTTGTCGAAGATAAGCTCAAGCACATCATCACCGAAGAGTACCCAGTCATCCGAGCGATGCAAACAGATCACAGAACGCATCGCTCTTTCACAAATTTGATCCTCACGACCAACCGGTCGACAGATCCAATCCCGATCGCCGCTGATGACCGACGGTTCAACGTCGCTCCGCCGCAACGCAACAAACTAGAGATGCGCGAAGAGGACTTCGAGGCGATTCGCGAAGAGTTGCCGTACTTCGCGGGGTTCCTGCAGTCATACAACGTCGATGTCGAAGCCGTCCGAAAGCCGTTGAAGAACACGGCCAAGATGCGGATGCAGCGGGCGTCTGAACCAGCACATCACCAAATTCTCCGAGCGTTCAGAGACGGCGACTTGTCGTACTTCATGACTTTGGCCTATGCAACGCTGAAGGACAGCGCGAGCATCGCACGAGCAGCATACTTGGCGTCGCTGAAGCGATGGATGCGGCGTCGCGGACGCTCGCAACGCCTCTCAGTCAGCGAGGTGCAAGTCGCGTATCAGTACCTCACCGGCACGACGATGCCGCCGGCGAAATTCCTGCGCATGGTCGAGGCGAACTCGATCCGATTG